AGGCTTTAAAATCTAATTTATATAAATCGTCCGTTCATCCCTCACGGGACGCATGACGACTAAGCATGGAACGGGGCTTAGTATATGGAGATAACCATGAAAGTTACTTTCGTATATCGTGGCGTTGCTTACACAAGAATAGTCAAATAGGTGACCTAGGGGAGGTTCGACTCCTCCCTATTCAATTTGGCTGAAGCCCTCCGAGGAGGATACCTTTATGCCGTCGACGGTGGGAAAAGACCACAAAACGTGCCAGTCTCACGTTAGACCAATTAAGACTGACAACATTCTAACGTTAGGAACGACCAATAATACCCTTACATTTAAGATAAAATCATGGCTCATCAGAGTTCCGATTTGACTACCTCGCTAACACGCCAAGGTCAGTCAAACTCAACAGGTGACGCCCGTCAACTTTACCTTAAACTGTTTAGTGGAGAGATGTTCAAAGGATTCCAGCACGAGACAATCGCTCGTGACATGGTGATGAAGAGAACACTCAAGAATGGAAAGAGTCTTCAGTTCATCTACACAGGTAGAACAACTGCTGAGTTCCATACTCCCGGAAATAGTATATTAGGTAACAGTGATGGTGCACCTCCAGTCGCAGAAAAAACAATTACATGCGACGAGCTCCTAATTTCTAGTGCATTCGTATATGAGCTAGAT